AATTCACTGGCTCTCTTACTGATTATGGCGCTGGTACTGCTGGTCAGTTAGCTACTCATTTGGCATCCATCTTTGTAGACGCTTCTGGCTCGGTAGGCAACACTACTACAGTCACAATGGCAGCTAACTCAAAGGTGTCCGATGGTGTTACGACTGCTGTTACCATTACTGGCGGCGATGACTCCCGAGCAACAATTGCAACAGGGTCCAATGCATTGGTCAAGTCTCTTGACAGTAATGGCAACTTCTCATTTAAAGTTAGGGTTATTAACAACAGCGGCGTTCTTGCTACGACTGATGCTGACAATCCTGTCGGAGTATTGGAAGAATCAATTGTTAACTTTAACAGAAGTTCCAATAGCTACATCAGAAAAGTTTTAAACACAGACCCAACTAAGACAAACGCATCCTTAGTTAATACCGAGTCTGATCAATTAAAGTCTTATTTCTTGGGACAAACATACGAAAGATCTATTGCTGACAAGATTACTGGTAATAGTTGTTATGGATTTATAGCCCAACTTGGTGGCGCGACCAACATAACTGACGGTGGAGCTTTTAAGTACCCCACTCAAGCAGCACAAACAGGGTGGTTTTTCTCACAAGACTTGAGAACAACAGCCGCTAGCCACACTGCTGCTAGCAATAAGCTGGTCCCAGCGTACAACCCAGAGGTTGGTTCAGGCGTTGTTGACAGGCTGTTTAAGTTTCACACTCTCAGTACAGGAGAGGAAGAACAAAGAAATTACAAGATATCAATTGAGGATATTAAATACTCTAAAAATGATAACACGCCATATGGTTCGTTTACTATAGCTATTAGAGACATTAAAGATAATGATGGAGCAAGAATATATGTTGAAAGATATACAAACTGCAACCTAGATCCTAGTTCTCCAAACTATATCGCAAAAAAGATTGGTGATAGATACTACAAGTGGAGCGAGAACGATAGAAGAGTTATTGAGTATGGAACATACCCAAATATCTCCAATATTGTCAGAGTGGATATGGCACCCGCAGTTGACTCTAGCCAGCTTAACCCGGAGGTTTTGCCATTCGGTGTCGAAGGACCACTCAAGCTAACAGACTTTAACATCGTAGGATCATCTGGTGTATTTAGTGACACTATCCTTAGCGGTATCAACTCACCAGTTATCATAGGCTCGGGTTCTACATATCCGCAAAACTTCGGTTCTGTTACAGGATCTGCAACTCAGTTATTAATTTCTGATCACCCAGCAATTGTCCAGCCACTTTCAGCTTCTATTGAGTTCCCGCGTGTCCCATTGAGACTTAGCTCAAGTACACCAGAGTTGGCTAACAAAAGAGATGCATACTTTGGCGCTACGTTTACTAGGTCGTCTGCTTCGGTAATCTATGAAGACTCGATGCAAGATGTGTTGTACCCGCTTCCAGCTGGAGGTCAAGCCTTTAGCGCTGTATCAAATGAGACAGAACTTTCATGGTATTTCTCGCTAGATGACTTGGTATATGTTGGTGCAGCTAGCACTACCACAGGTGATATGTTCTACCAATCAGGCTCTAGGGAATTGGGTTCATCTACCACTGCTATGACAGGAAGTTATAAATCAGTCCTAGATAAGGGATATGATAGATTTACAACTCCTCTTTTCGGTGGCTTCAACGGCTTTGACATTACAGAAAACGAGCCGCTTAATGCATCCAGAGCCTTGGTCGCAGGAGCAACAGAGACTCAATACTCAATGGCTTATACAATTAGAAAAGGTATTGACATGTTCTCTGACCCTGAGTACATTGAGGGTAACTTGTTAGCAGTTCCGGGAGTTACCAATGAGGGCTTAACAACACACATGATTAATACATGTGAAGAACGTGGAGATGCTTTGGCTGTTATTGATCCATTGGGTGGCTACACTCCTGCTGCGGAAAACTACGAGACTGAAGAAGTAAGAATTTCAGCTACGCATGTTAGTGATGTTGTCAATAGCATGACTTCTCGTAACCTAAACAGCAGCTACGGTGCGGCTTACTACCCATGGGTTAGAATTAGTGACACCATTAGTGGGCAGGGTATATGGGCTCCGCCATCAGTCGCTGCGATTGGCGCAATGTCTTTCAATGATAATCAGGCAGCACCATGGTTCGCCCCAGCTGGATTTAACAGAGGCGGTCTCTCCGCAGGTGCTGCTGGTATACCAGTGACGAATGTTAGAAGTAAGTTAAGCTCTCAAGAGCGAGACGAACTTTACGACGCAAACATTAATCCAATTGCCTCTTTCCCTAACGAGGGCATTGTAATTTTCGGTCAGAAGACGCTTCAGGTAACTCCATCCGCTCTGGATAGAATTAACGTTAGAAGGTTGATGATTTTTGTTAAGAAAGAAATCTCAAGAATTGCTGCTGACTTGTTGTTCGAGCCAAACGTTGCACAAACTTGGAGCAGGTTTACTGGAAGAGTTAACCCATTGCTAAACGGAATCAAAAATGATTTTGGATTAGACGCCTTCAGGGTTGTGCTTGACGAAACAACAACTACGCCAGACCTTGTTGACAGAAACGTTATCTATGCAAAGATCTTCTTAAAGCCAACTAAGGCTGTCGAGTTCTTCGCTATTGATTTTGTAATCACAAACTCTGGTGCGGGTTTTGAGGATTAAAAATAAATAAAGAAACTATTTACTAGTGTAAAAAACTTTTATAAAGGAAACATAATAGAATGTCAACACCATCAAGATTTTGGGCTAATAAAGCAGCCTCACCAAAAAGAAAGTATAGATTTAGGCTAGTCCTTCCGAATGCTGGTTCAGATGCACAGTGGATGATAACAAAGGTCAACAGACCTAGCTTCAATATTACGGAGGCAACCCATTCATATCTTAATCATACTTTTTATTTTCCCGGTCGCGTCGAGTGGCAGACGGTATCTTTCTCGATTATCGATCCAATCTCTCCTGACAGCACTGCTATCCTAATGGGTATTATGGGAGCCGCTGGTTATACAATACCAAAAAGCCCCAAAGGAAGTTCCCTTGGCAGCTATGCAACAATGTCGAAACAAAAAGCTGTTGACGCCATGAGTCTTGTTAAACTTGAAGCTTTAACTGCTGAAGGCGAAGCCGCTGATGAGTGGACTATGCATAATTGCTGGATGAAAAATGTGACAATGGGAGACTTTGACTACACTGATGATTCCTTAGTTTCTATGGATGTTGAGCTTCGTTATGATTTTGCAACATACAAAGCTATTGAGGGCAACCCATCTGGCGAAACGCAAATCGTCGAAGCTTACAAGAAACAGAAAGAACTTGGAAACTAATAAAAATATTTAAACTCTTTATTCAAAAGTGTTATACTTATAATAAAGAGAGGTTTTAATGAGTATTAGAGACAATGAAGGTAGATTTGGGAGCCCTTTGGCTCCCGATGAAATGCCACCCCCCCAACAACTAATTCAAGAAAAAGAAAAATTGTCCTTTGTGGTGCCTACAGAAATTGTAGACCTTCCATCCAAAGGGCAATTCTATCCAGAAGGCTCTCCCCTCCACGGTGTAGAGTCTTTGGAAATCCGACATATGACTGCCAAAGATGAGGACATACTTGTAAACAGGTCGTTTATAACCAAGGGTGTTGTTTTGGATAGGTTGCTGCAAAGTGTAATGGTTGACAAAAGCGTAGATGTCAATGATCTACTAGTCGGAGATAAAAACGCTCTTCTTGTATCCGCCAGAATTACAGGATATGGACCAGATTACACCACAAAGGTATTATGTCCAGCATGTGGTTCAATTTCTGAAAATGTTTTTGATTTGTCAGATATAGCTAATAACGACATTGATTGTGCAGACTTTGATGCACAACAGACTAGCAGCGGAACTTTCCTATTAACGCTTCCAAAATCGCAAGTAGAGGTCGAGGTAAGACCTTTTACGGGGCGAGATGAAAAGAACATTCTTAGCTCAAATAAGATGAGAAAAAAGAATAAACTTCCCGAACTAGGAATGACTGATCAAATGAAAAGGTATATCGTTTCAGTTAATGGAGATGATGACAAAACGGCAATTTCTAATTTTGTGGAAGTAATGCCAGCGATAGACTCAAAACACCTGAGAACGACATATAAAAACTTAATTCCGAATGTTGACCTTGCCCAACACTTCGAGTGCCCAGAGTGCAGCCACGAGCAAGAGATGGAGGTACCGTTTAGCACTGACTTTTTTTGGCCTAAGTGATGAATATATAGAATCGGTTTATGAAGAATTATTCTTGCTTAAGCACCATGGAGGTTGGAGTTTTACGGAGGCATACAACCTGCCTATAATGATTCGACGTTGGTTTTTGGAAAGGCTGGAGAGCCACTTTAAAGATCAGCAAGAAGAAATACAAAAGGCAAAAAGAAAATCTAGATAATCAGACCAAAGACCAAAGCTGTTTTTGGTCTTTTTTTTTACTATTTACAACTATTTATACTGGAGGATTACCAACATGAACAGACTTGATGAAGAAAAATTAGCTCCCATACAAATTGATTTAACATCGAACAAGCTTGATGAAATGTCATTAAAGGTAATGGCGGGACAAATTGAGCTAGTATTAAAATATATGTTCGGAGGATCTCAATCCTTTATACCAGCTAGGTTTAGGGGCACATCCTCTCAGCTATCTTCTTTTGCAAGAGCACTTGGAAATGAGAGAAGATATCTTCAGAGCTTTGAGAAACACGGGCTCGGAGATCCAAGAACAATGAATAATAGACACAAACTAGAAAGAGCCGTCGCCAATTTTGAGAGAGAAACTGGATTAAAGTGGCCTTTTAAATAGAGATTAAACCATGGCAGAAAAAACTGTAGAAGAACAAAAAGAGTTAGTAGCGCTTCTAAATGCAGCGAATGAGGCTGTGGAAAAACAAGTGCAGCTACAAGCTAAACTTTCTAGGCTAAGAGGTGAAAATCTAAGTAAAGCCGAAGAGACAATAAATAAATTAAATGCAGAAAGTGCTTTAGCGGTAGAACTGTCAGAAATTCTACAAGCCAAGGGCGAAGGTATAAATAAGCTAGTAGAATCTCAGTTGAACCTTTTGTCTGGGCAACTAGAAAGAGGACAAATTCAAGTTGAAAACTACAATAGACAGATATCTCTTCTAGGTGAAATTGAATTAGCCAAAACATCTATTGAAAAATTTGGTAAAGCTGAAGATCAACAAGCGAAAGATTTTATTGCACAACAAAAAGAAAAATTAAAATTATTAGCCAAAGAACTTGAGAATATAGAAAAAAGAAACAAGGCACAAATAGCTGGCGTAAGAGCCAGCGCAGGCGCAGTAGAAAATTTAGCATCTCTAATAGGTCTTAAGACAGATTTGGATGAGGGCATTGTAGGAAACATGTTCAGAGCGGCAGAAGGAGGAGTTGCATTTAGTTCTGCCATTACCGGCGCTGCTTCATCTCTTGGAGAACTATTTGATGTTGGCAACCTCGCGGCTTACTTTGTCAGCAACACAATAGAATTGGCTGTCAGAATGGACCAATTAACAACCGCTTTTGTCCAAACCACTGGTGCAAGCAGAGAATATAATGAAGAAATGGTTGCAACGTTCAGAGAAGTATCTGCGCTTGGTATAGGTCTTCAGAGCACGTCCGAGGCATTTAGTGGATTGTTTGTTAATTTTACTAAATTTTCAACAGTGGGTGAACAAGCTAGGGCTGAATTAACTGCGACCGCTGCTGGTTTAGCAAAGCTTGGAGTTGATACTAGGACAACAGGGGATAGCTTAGATTTTCTAGTCTCTGGTTTGGGAATGGCTGTTGGCGAAGCCAATTCCATATTAAAAAGATTTGCTGTCGAAGGAAGGGCTGCTGGAATCCCACCACAGGTATTAGCGCAACAGTTTAATGCGCTTGAGCCCCAACTAGCCGCGTTCGGCAAACAAGCACCAGAAATCTTTATGAGAACTGCCAAGACAGCTAAGTCTTTGGGGATTGAAGTGGGGGAGCTTGGACAGAACCTATTTCAACTATCTGATGGTCTCTCTACATTTGATCAGGCAGCAGATAAAGTAGCAGCCTTCAATCTTGTTTTGGAAGGATCATTTGTCAACACATTTGATTTGGTCATGGCAGCGGCTGAAGGTCCTTTTGCACAATTAGAAATGCTAAGGGACGGCTTTGATGCTGCTGGAAAATCATTTGAAAACATGGGGTTCTTCGAGCAGAAGATGCTTGCTGATAGTTTTGGAATTAGCATTGGAAATCTCCGCGCTATGATGGAGGGAACTCTGACTCCGCAAGAAGCTATGATATCGCAAGAAGAAGAGTTCGCCAACATGGTCTCACAAGCCTCTACCGCCGTTGATAAACTGAGTTCAGCAGTGGAGCAGCTTGTTGCATTCTTTGTTCCAATTGGTGAGTTTTTTAACAGCGCCGCTGGATTATTTACCGCGTTCGCTGTTCCTGTCGGTCTCGCTGCCTTTGGTATCTCTGCGTTCCGCGCTGGGCTACAGAAATTAAGCCTCCAAGCGGGAGCGGTAGCAGCCAATATAGAATCTATTTCAAACTCACTTGCTAGGCAAACGGGTGCAACTCAAGCAGCTGCCGCTGCTCAAGCACAACTGAGCGGTTCCTATAGTGTTGGAAATGTAACAGCAAGTCAAGCTCAGGCAATGTCGTTAATGTTAACAGGTTCTCGCACAAGAGAAGCGATTATGACTCAAGCCAACATAACTGAGGAGCAACTATTAGCCGTAGCAAGAGGACAAGCAAACTTAACACAAGAGCAGAGTATAGCGCTGAGTTCTTTAAGTGTTCCTGCCAAAGGCAAAGATGCTGCTGCAACAGGAGTTCTAGCACAAGCAAACAGGGGTCTGGCTTCTTCGCTAATGATGGTTGCTGGAGCAGCAACGGCTGGATTCGCAGCCTTCTCTATCTTTAGTAGCATGGCTGATGGCATGTCTGGCACGATTGGAAATTTGGCTACTGGTCTCATGTTTTTGGCAGGAGGGGCAGCTTTAGCGTGGACAATGCTATCTGGTCCTGCTGCTGGTCTTACAGCAGGAAAATTAATGGGAGCCGCAGCCGGTGTCGCAGCGGCTTTCGTTGGCATTCAACAAATGTTCAAAGCTGGTGAAGCTTCCGCTGGCGGTGGCAATCTCTTTACGGCAGGAATCGATTCTCCCACAGGAGGAACAATTCCTGTTGGTGGTATGGACATCCCGCAGTTTAGAAATGGTGGAGACAACATTACATCCTCTTTTATTGCAGGAGATGGTCCGAGACCAAACGCTGAATTTGTCACACCCATGAGCGTTTTGAAGGCGCAGGACTCTGGTAACTTGGCAACAAGTCTAAAAGAAACTGGAGCCGCCTTAAGGGACACCAGAAAAGATGACGGCATGTTTAAGAAAATGGTTGACGTTCTCGAAAGAATAGCGGTGAATACGGAGGAGCAAGATGGTACAGCCTCATCTCCGAACATCAATGTAACAGCTCAGTTTGGGAGAAGAAATTTTAACAAGGCAGTTGCTGACGCGGTGCAATATGAATTATCCAAATAGGAGATACTTAAGGAATGTCTTATGATACAACATTTGAAAGTTATGTAGAGGGTAGGATATTGTCTGTCATAAGCACAGATGGCGAAGATACTGTAAATCTTTACTCTGGGTACGTAACTAATTTTAGCGACAGCTTTAACCCAACTTATAAAAGCGAGGGTATTTTCGGCAATACGGACCCTCTAAGGCAGTACACTGCCACTGAAAGAACGATACAGGTGAGCATAACTTTAGTTGCCGCCACCTCCTTCGCCGCCGAGAGAAACCTAGAGGATACTTCAAAGTTAGTTCAATTTACATATCCTGTTTACGCGAAAGATGGTGATAGCTTTTATGTTGCCTCTAGACCAGAGGTTAAAGTTAAATTAATGAATCTAATAGTCAATCACACGAATAGGCAGCACTTACCGGGCTTTATAACAAATTTGAGTGTTGATTGGGCACTGGATAACGGTGTATTTGAAAAAGGCAACGAAATATACCCAAAAGAAATAACCCTATCTTTTAATTTCTTACCGGAACATAAGAATGTTTTAGGGAAAGTAATAGGCGCAGATAAGTCTGGCGAAGCAGATACTGAGGGTGGTAGCGGAAACCACATGAATTCTTTCCCTTACGGATACGGAGCAAAAAAAGAAGTAAAAAAAGAAAACCCGCAAGATAGTGCAGCAGCAGAGGCATCTGATGCGCCAGAACAAGCTGAAGCAGCAGAAAGAAGGAAAGAAAAGGCACAGGAAGAGCAGGATGCAAGACTCAACGCCCTCGCATCTGGTGCTGTTTCAAGCCAATAACCATAGTAAGGAGCTTATATCATGCCATCTAGGTATAAAAATTACAATATAGCCGTTAATGCTCATAAAAAATATAAAAATATTCTTAAAAACAGAGGTGTCAAAAAAATTGAACAATATAAGACCCCAAGAATGTTTTACCCCACACCAGAAATTAGAGCAAGAATGAACACAGTTAGGCATACTTGGTCAATGGGTGATCACTTTTACAAACTAGCATTTGAGTATTATGGCAATGCAAGTTATTGGTGGGTCATTGCATTTTATAACCAAACACCAGCAGAACATTTGTTGTTTTTTGGAGCGACTATCGAAATACCACTTAACTTGAATGACTTATTGGATATAATTTATTAAATATTTGGAGAATTAATTAATGAGCGGTGCCGGATTCAGCGATGAAAAATTAAAAATCTTAAGAGACCAAGTTGCTGTTGCTAATGATCAAATTAATTTTGTTCAAGCGGAGCAAAGCCTTTTGATGAGAGGTATCGAAAAGTTTGGAAAAAACTATGCTTTAACGATTAACAAAAACGGATACTCTAACGGGGATGGCACTGCAACAGGAAAGTATGTTGGTAGCAAAAAAGTAATGGGCGGGGTCCCATCAAAATCTTTTTTCGCACTGTGGGATAGCAAGAACCCACAAACAATATTGGATGGAGTTTACAATAGTGATACCTTTGAAAAACAAAACTTTTTGGATAATATTTATTCCGCCAACAGCAATCTAGCACCAGCCATTAAGATGTACAGAATTTATAGAGACCCTCTCGACAAAACTAAAATCTTAGGACAAAGAAAAATAGATATAGCAAATGCTAGGTTTAATAGAAGATTAAACGATGCAGATAAAAAAGGTCTTTTCTTTGCGGGAAAATATGGTTTAAAAGATATGACTGTGGAGGTTAAGAACCAAAATCCTTTTGCTTCTTCAAGGATGGTGGAGGTTTCACTAACTTTCTTAATGGAAAATATATCTGTCTTAGACATACCAGACACTGGAGGGTCAAAATTAAGAGATCTAATGACATTTTCAGGTAAGTCTCCCAGCAATCAAGATAACTACGACGGGTATCAACTAAAACTTGTAGTCGGCTACCAAGATGTTAAGGGTGCAACCGGAGACAAAATAATCAACTCAGAAAAATATCCTGTCCCAAATGTATTGAAGGCTATATCAGAAGCATCAGAGTTAAATACATACACATTAATGTTGCAGCTGGTTGATTATGATTTATCAGTTCAGCCTAGTGGTGAGACAGAGCTAACTTTGAACTATGTTTCTTTCATAGAAGACTTTGCGAAAAGAGCATCAGTTGATATTTTTGCTGGCAGAATATTGACCTCTCAACAGATAAAAGATCATTCCGTTAATTCATCACAAACCGCCGTGAATACACTAAAAGCATACACTTTCGCTGAAACTAAACTTGACAGATGGAAATCATTGCAAAGCCGAGCTGAACTGCTAAACCAGCAGATTGAACAATTTCCGGGCTATAGCTCGCTCTTCGGTCTTGATGTTGAAGATGTAGCCCCCGAGAACGTTGACAAATTTGAGAGGTTATTGGCGCAAAGAAACGAGTTAATTGAAGAAGGCATTAACCGTCCTCACTATAAACAAACTTATGGTGGCGGAACGGGACTGGGCACGGGCGGCGCAGGTGCCGTGCCAACTTATAACGGAGACACCTCTACGTTAGGCAAAATACAAGGAGTATCTGATTCATTGATGGAATCCCTCCAGACAGACGTAAGCAATAAAAAGAAGATTTATAATGATCAGATAGATGCCATTAATGACAGGCTATTGCATCAAAATAAAATAGCTAAGTATAGGGCGATCTTAGAAGTTTTATTCATGGAGAAAAAAATACACTGCACAAAATATAAAGTTGAGGACTTGATATATTTTTCGAGCACATATAGAGAGAGATTTAACAACCTCATGGAAACAGAATTGGCGCTACAAAGAGCAGGCTTCTCCGCCGCTGAATTAGATGCGATAGGCGGCGGTATCTCAACAAGCCCCGAAGCATATATCACACAAGCAGTAAGGGTGCAAGCAGGAGCAATCAAAGAGTCTGAAGTCAGTAAAGCTAAAGTGCTCCCCACCGCTTCTGGAATTGGGGCTAAGATGGCAGACGACGCATCAGCAGCAAAAAGCGCGGAGGAGCCTGCATCTTTCGATGCTGTAAAAAGTGTTGAGAGCCTGTTAAGACCACCAGACGCAGCTCAACCAAAAAGTAGTACCAATAATTATGTATATTTTGTGTATGTGGGAGATATAATAAGGGCTGTTTATAATGGAAATGGGGTGGGAGACAGACTACATGAAAGCAAGATAGGTTTAATTTTGGGATCGGTATTAGTTTCAAATCCACAAAGACCATCTGAAAGTATAAATATCAATATTGCTGATATTCCGATTAGTATGAAATTCTTTATGGAATTTTTTAAAAAAAATGTAATTGAAAGGGACATTGATAAATATCCTTTTACAAAATTTTTACAAGACTTGGCAACTCAACTAGTGACACCGGCTCTAAACATGGTTCAACATAATTTTGGAAAAAGCAAAAAAAATCCAATACAAATTAAATTCACGAATATGAACATGGTATCTCTTCTCGACGGATCAAGAAATCCAGTTGCACTATATGGGAACAGCACCAAGAACCATAGCACAAGAATGAGGTTGACTCCATCCACCATCAGAGCGTATCAAGCTTTTTCATCAGAAAAAGAGCTGGCGATAGTATCGCCAGATAAGATTTGGAATGTTTTTGTAATGTACGGGACTCCCGCCCTTGGCTTTTCATTGCCAGACAACCGAGCCGACGCGCTACCTGTAAAAGATAGGTTAAATGAAAACAATATTTTATATGTCGAGCCCGGAGGAAAAGCTAAAAATGCTCTTTTGTCTTTTGATTTTAAGAAAGTTAAAAAGAAATATCAAACAGAGATGATGGCTGCTCGATCAATGGAAGACGGCGAAGAATACAGAGAAGCTTGGCATATATATGATTTGACTTTAGAATTTATAGGAAACTTTTTCTTTAGACCGGGGATGCACTTATACTCAAGATTAAGACACAACATGTTTTATCCCAACGCAGACCCCCTCCTACCAGCCCATTTGGGGCTTGAGGGTTTCTATCTCGTGACAAATGTTGAGCACAGATTTGACGTGGGTGGAACTACAGGAGCTATTAGAACTTTTGTAACCGCTCGCTGGCAAAGCTCTGGTGTAACCTCAATAGCTAACAAGTCGCACAGCGCAAACGAATCAGAGGCTTATTATAATGATGGAGATCCTAGTAATCAATTTACACATGATACGGTTTATGAGACACCTATAGACGCCGATGAAGAATAAGGCAAGGGGCAAAAAATGACTCTCTATAAAAAATTCAAAGACAAAAACTTATATGGCTCTAATAATTTGTCAGCCAAGGACATGTTTATACAGAGGAAGGCGTATGAGGCGTATTATCCAGACAGGACAGATCCTAGTTTTCCAAAGCCAATAGATTTTCATTTAACAAATTATTATAGCTACGGTTTGATGGACTCGCAGAGAAATTATATAATTCCAAATCCAAATTTTTCAATCAAAGTTCCGGGCACAAAAAAACAAATTTACACACTTGACTTTGTTGCTAATGCATATGAGGATTTTGTTTTTTATATGAATACAAAAGCATCTGTCAAAATGGTATTTGACGAGGGTAAAATAAAAGATGGATGGGAAGCACAGAGAGCTTGGAGAGAGATAGATGATGATAGAGATCAAATTAAAGAAGGCTTTTATAAAAATTTTGTGCTAGTATTTTTAGACAGCGAAAAGAAAAGAAAGATAAGAAATTTTAATGATTTTATGTATGTGTTTATCAATGAATATTTAGATTTTTTGCCAGAATACCCAATAACATATTCTGGCTTTATTGAATCAGAGTTTTATGATAGGGCATCATCTGGGCTCTGCATAGACATATATAAGGATGATTACGGCAATGACTATAAAAAGTTTGATAAGTTTATTAACAATAGAAACTTTAGAGATTATGCTACAGCGGCAGCAAGTAAGGGGTTCTTAATTGACAAACACGCCCCCTTCCGATTGGTGGCAAACATTAGTTCTCCAAAAATGATACAATATGCATCTCCCAAGCTTAACTTTTTAAGAATGCCTCGAAATGGGCAAACAACAGAGACTGAAACACCAAATTTAGAATCTTATCTGTACCACAAGCATGAATTTAATATTGATGAAGACGGTAACGGCTTTACAAACACTATAGTGCAAACTGGAGGAAAAAGACATAGACATAAGATTATCAATTATAAAGTAATACCAGATTTTACAGCCAAAGCTAACGAAAAAGATATTGGTGTGCCCCCCCATACACACAATATAGAGCCAGTTGAGTTAGCGTACAACACACAAGACTTATATGATTCTTATTTTTTGAAAGTAAAAGATATTGAGATCGAAGATCTAAAAAAAATGTTTATAGGCATGTATGAAAGATTTTATCGTGCTTACTCTTTTTTCTCTACTACAAAATATTGCGAAGATCTCGGCACTGGTTTTAATTCAAAAAATGCATTTTTTAGAAAACTAAATATAAAAACAGTCCACAGGGAAAAGTTAAGCAACGATCAATTGGCAACTGAATATACTGATATTGTGTGGCAAAAATTATATTTTTTAATAAGACTAAGAGAGATGAAAGTTTCACTGGAAGAGAGAAAGAAGACAAATGTTTTAGCTAAGATAGAAGATTTGTATTTTAAAGTTGACAAAAATTCTTCAATGAATTATATTAGTAATTATCTGAAACAATTTTACTAGAAGGTCAACATTGTTATTCCAAGCCCTAGACGAAAAAGAGAAGTGTGTCGGCATTTACGCTGACGGGAAAATCCACAAAGACCTGCCAAAAGAAATTACCCGCACATGGAAGTATTCATCTTTCCTCAAGGATTTTGAGGTGGAATACGCCAATATCCTCTGCCAAGGAAAATCATTAGGAGAAGTCTGCCCTGATGAACTTAAGGAGGATTACAGCCGTATCTGGTCAAAACTTAAGTCATTCTATAAATCTTTTGCTATAGCCAAGATCTCTATGCAAGATCATTGTTTTTTTGATCTTGTGCCTGAAGGTTTTTTAAAAGAGTTTTGTATGCTGAAAGGCAAGATCACCCAACATGTTTTCGATACATATGAAAAGCCATCTAACTATGAAAATATGGTCAAGATCACAAGCCTCGTCACAGACATCAAATATCAAAAACTCAATATTGATCTCTCTATACTTAACAATGATTTGGCGGATACACGCACTAAAGAATTTTACAAGAAGATCCACAGAACAGAGCCCTATATTAAATACAATCCTTTTGGAACTAAGACGGGAAGGCTGACAACCCAGAAACACTCGTTCCCAATATTAACTATGGACAAGAAGTTCAGAAAGATTCTCAAGCCAAACAACAACTGGTTTGTGGAATTAGATTACAATGCAGCAGAACTAAGAGTTCTTTTGGGTTTACTTGGAGAAAAGCAGCCTCCGATAGATTTGCACGAATACAACGCTCTTGAATTATTTGGTGGAGATATGACGAGAGAAGAGGCAAAAAAACGAATCTTCTCATGGCTATACAACCCTAACGCCGAAGATAATGTCCTTTCTATGCTATATGATAGGGAAGCCATCAAGGAGGAATATTGGGATGGTGCAAACATTACTACCACTTATCATCGAACTATTGCCTCTGATGAATACCATGCTCTCAACTACATAATCCAAAGCACTTGTAGCGACCTGATTCTTGAAAAGGCTATTGTAATATCAGATATGCTTGATAGCAAGAAGACCAAAATAGCGTTTATAATACATGACAGCATTGTGTTAGACTATGCTGACGAAGACGGCGACTTTATCAACGATGTCTACTGGGAGTTTATGGAAACTCCCTTTGGGAGGTTCAAGACGAATGTGGCTGGCGGAAGAAATTTTGGAGAAATGAAGGACTTATGGATATACTAATAGGACTTGGCAGTGTTGGATATAAACTAACAAAAGCATTTTCTAAGCACCCCCAATATAAAACAATTACAATTGACCATGAGCCAGATGCAACAATCTGTGTTCCCAAGGAAGAGCACCCAGAAAAGTACGAAGAGAACTTCCCAGACATTAGTAAACACCTAGCGAATGTAAGCGGAGAAATTTTGTTTGTCTTGTCTGGGGCTAGCATTATCTCCGGGGCATCCCTAAGAATCTTGCAGCAACTACATAGCAGGGGCGATATAAGTGTGCTTTACATCCACCCAGATGTTGATACGCTTTCTGAAACTCGCCGTCTTCAAACAAGTATCGTCTTCGGTGCTCTCCAGCAATATGCTAGATCTGGTGTTTTTAAGCAGTTTTACGCTATTGACAACCAGCAGATAGATAAAATCTTAGGCGGAGCACCAATCATGGGATATTACGATAGTTTAAACGAGGTAATCGTTGCAACTATACACATGATAAATGTATTCAGTCACACCGAACCAGTGGTGGGAACTTTATCTAGCCCAAGAGAAACCTGTCGTATTTCAACTTTCGGCATATTAAATCCAGAAACAGGTGAAGAGAGTCCATTTTTTTCTCTTGACAATGCAAAAGAAAAGCGCTATTATTACGCCATTCCTAAAACGGAACTAGAAACTGATAAGACTTTGATGAATAAGATTATGTCACAGATAAAAGACACGCCACAAGAAAAAGATATAAAAGTATCATACGGCGTGTTTTCTACACAATACTCAGACAAATATGCTTATTTCATTTCAAGCACATCAGAAATACAAAATGAAAAAAGTTCTTGACTTTTATTTTTAGATAACTTATAGTGTGTGTATAACTTATAGAAGGAGAAAAAATGGGTATCAATATTGATAAAATGAAACAAAAGCTTGCCGCTGCTCAAGGCAAAGGCGGAAAGAAGTCTGACTTCTGGCGTCCACAAGACGGCGAGAATGTAATCCGCATTCTCCCATCACCAGACGAAGACCCTTTCAAGGAGCATCACTTTCACTACAATCTGGGAAACAATTCTGGTTTCCTTTGTCCGAAGCGCAACTTTGGGGATGACTGCCCTGTGTGCAACTTTGCGACCAAACTCTTCAACGAGGGTTCGCAAGAGAGCATTTCACAGGCTAAGAATCTCTTTGCTCGCCAGCGCTTCTTTTCGCCTGTCCTTGTTCGTGGACAAGAATCTGAAGGCGTTAAGGTTTGGGGATACGGAAAGACCGTATACGAAACCCTCCTTAGTTTGGTTCTCAACCCAGACTATGGCGACATCACGGACCCCGGTGAAGGAACTGATCTTGTTCTCTCATACGGAAAGGCTCCCGGCATGATGTACCCTCAGACGAAGGTACAGCCACGGCGTAAATCCTCCCCACTATGCGAAGATGGTGACGAAGCATGCCAAGAGATTGTCGCAACTGTCCCTGACCTTGACACGCTCTTCGAGCGCAAGTCCACTGAGGATGTGCAAGGCATCCTTGATGAGTTCCTCAACTCTAATGTCGATGCAGAGGAAGCCTCCTCTGAGACAACAAAGTATGCTTCTAAGACTGAAGCGTCCAATGATGTTGAGGCTGCCCTCAAAGAACTGGCAGGCTAACTATGGGGGGCTCACGCCCCCCTTCTTTTTAAGGAGACACTATGGCAAAAACAGGCAAGCTGTCCATGGCTGATATGCGTAAGCTGATTAACAAGCGAGCGGGTATGACTGTGGCGCACAACCTAAATGAGGAAAATCCAACCGAAGTTACGGATTGGATCCCTACAGGATCTAGGTGGCTAGATTCTATTATTTGTAAAGGAAAGTTGGCTGGTATTCCAGTCGGCAAAGTAACGGAGATTGCAGGTCTTGAAGCAACAGGTAAATCATTCTTGGCAGCGCAAGTCGCAGCAAGCGCACAGAAAAAAGGAATTGATGTTGTCTATTTCGACTCTGAGTCAGCTATTGACCCTGCGTTTTTGGAGAAGGCGGGATGCGATGTCAGTACTCTTTTATATGTTCAAGCTCAGTCTGTTGAGTTTGTGCTCGAAACTATCGAAGACCTTTTGGTTAATAATGAAAATCGGATGCTTTTTATCTGGGATTCTCTTGCTCTTACACCTGCTATTTCCGACGTGGAAGGAGACTTTAATCCACAGTCTTCCATGGCAGTAAAGGCGAGGATCTTGGCTAAGGGTATGTCCAAACTGACTGTGCCTATTGCTAACAGCCAATCAACCTTCTTAGTGCTCAACCAACTGAAGAGCAACATCACTAGAAGCCCAAGCGAGGCGATGACTACCCCTTATGTCACTCCCGGTGGCAAGGCTATGATCTATGCCTATTCTCTTCGTATCTGGCTTACAGGGCGAAAGGCAAAGGCATCATTCATTACTGACGAAAGCGGTTTCCGCATCGGCTCTGAGGTTAAGGTCAAGCTGGAGAAGAGCAGGTTTGGAACACAAGGTCGGCAATGTAACTTTAAGATTCTATGGGGCACCGAAGACATCGGCGTCCAAGACGATCAAAGTTTGTTCGAGGCTATCAAGGGGTCAAACTATATGAGTAGTGCTGGCGCTTGGTATTCCTTGGAGATGGGCGACGGTAAAGTTGTAAAGTTCCAGCCCTCTAAGTGGGATGAGAAAATGCAAGACCCTACCTTTAAGCAACGAGTCTACGATGTCATGGACGAGGAAGTAATCCAGAAGTTTGACAAGCGATTGGGCAAGGCTGAAGATTTTTATGAAGAAAAGGATGAATAAACTTTTCTAAATCCCGTCTAATAAAAGAACGGAGGTTAATATGAAAAGAATCATCACCCTATCTTTATTTCTCGCACTCCTGTCAGGTTGTGCTTTTGCCCACCCCACCCACAAACCCCACTACGAGTATGAAGAACACTACATCGTGTACCCCTCGTACTATGTAGTCTATGAATACTATGACCATTACTGGCACACCCACAGCAGCCACTATCATAGTCATCCCTATAAATATAAAGGGCATAGCCACTTCAAAAAGAAGTACAAAAAGAAGTACAAGAAAAAGTATTACAAAAAGAAATACAAGAAGAAAAAGTACAAGAAGTACAAAAAGTACAAAAAGAAAAAATATTCCCACCACCACTAAAATCACTTGACATTCCCCCCACATTTTGATAAAGTAACCCCATCGTCGGAGTAAAAACGCAAACGGCGACATAGTTATGTCCAACTAACATTTAGGAGGACATTATCGTGAGCGATCTAGAAAGTCTCAAAGAGAGGCTAGAAAAGATTACAGATCTAGTGGCAGAAGCCCACTATTATATTGAAGCTCTAGAAGAAGAAAACTATGTTGATTCCGACGACGAGAACAAGTTAAATGAGGAACTTGAAAAAATCCTCAAAGACTTAGGCATCGAGTTGGAGTATGACGAATAAAAGAGTATTATTAATTGACGCACTTAATCTTTTCATGAGAAACTACATTGTAGACCCAAGCCTGTCTACAAATGGTCAACCCATCGGGGGAACAAAAGGCTTCATCAAATCCCTACAATCTGTTTGTAGAACAATCAACCCAGACCTTATCTTCGTTGCGTGGGACGGCGGCTCTCAAAAGCGCAAGTCTATTGACAAGAACTACAAGGCTGGTCGCAAACCCGTTCGCCTTAACAGAGACATACACAACATGACTGCTGGCGAGCAGGAAGACAATAAGAACTGGCAACAAGAGAGGATTATTGAGTATCTTAACGAGATGCCAATAATGCAGTCGTATGTTGAGAATGTGGAGGCTGACGACATCATTGCCTTGGCATCTCAGTCTCAGGCACTATCGGAAGACTACAAGATTATCCTAAGCTCTGATAAGGACTTCATCCAGTTATGCGACGACACAACTATTCTATACAGACCAATCCAAAAAGAGATTCTCAACAAGAAAAGAATCCTAGAGCAGTTTGAGATCCATCCAACAAACTTCGCACTTGCTAGAGCAATCGCAGGTGACAAGAGTGACAACCTTCCCGGTATCGGCGGAGCGGGTTTGGCGACTGTATCTAAGCGATTTCCTTTCCTTTCTGAGGAAAAATCATACACCATACAAGAATTAGTTGAGTATGCTGAAGGCGTTGACAGTAAACTCAAGGTGTACAAGAACATCGTTGAGAAGCAAGCGCTAGTTGAAAAGAATTATAAGATGATGCAGTTATACGCCCCTAACATCTCAGCCCTAAGCGCACAGCATATTAGGAGAATGTTGAACGACCCTGCGCTAAACTTTAATAAGTCTGGGGTTAGAGCGATGATGATAGAAGATGGCTTTGGTGCTTATGACTGGAATGATTTGTTCGCACTCTTTAACAAAATGGTAGTACAGAGCAAGGAAGGAAAATGACAGACAAAACAGATTTCTCCAGATTTGGTAAAACATTTCAAGATAAACTGACTTATCTTATCTTGACTGAGAGAGTATTCGCAGACCAGATCGGAGAGGTATTGAACTTCAACTTCCTAGAGTTCAAATATCTTCAGTCAATAGTGAGAAGTATCTACGACTATAAAGAAAAGTATGAAGTGTACCCATCACTTAAGATTATGGCTACCCTCATTAAGAATGATATTGCTGATGATGTGGTGAAAGAGCAAGCCAGAGAATACTTACTAAGTGTGCTAAACGATCACTCTATTATAGAGGATTGCGATTATGTCAAGGAGACTTCGCTTGATTTCTGTAAGAAGCAGAAGTTAAAAGAGGCGATGATGCAGTCGGTAAAACTGCTCAACAGTTCTTCTTTTGACGAGATCAGCACAGTAATTAACGATGCTTTGAAACTGGGAACCGATGTAAACTTCGGCTACGACTACAAGCAGGACTTTGAAGAAAGGTTTAAGATTAAACAAAGAAACCCCGTCACAACAGGCTGGAAACAGATAGATGGGATTTGTAAGGAAGGGCTAGGTAATGGAGAGTTGGGTGTTGTCATTGCTCCAACTGGGGCTGGTAAATCTATGGCTCTGGTACATCTTGGGGCAGAAGCAGTAAAACTAGGCAAGACAGTCATTCATTATAGTCTTGAGATGGCTGATACATCTATCGCTGGTCGCTATGATAGTTGTATCACGGGTGTCAAGCTGAAGGATATGTTTCACTTCAAAGAGCAGATTTATGATAAGGTTAAGGATATTGAAGGAAATGTAATCATAAAAGAATATCCAACAAAAACAGCAACTACGACGACAATCAAAAATCATTTGGAAAGAATCAAATCCAGAGGCATAGATATAGATATGATCATTGTTGACTATGCTGACCTTCTAAAACCTATAACTACCAGAAGAACCAGCGAGAAAAGACACGATCTGGAATCTATATATGAAGAGCTTCGAGGTCTATCTCAGGTCTTTGAGTGTCCAATCTGGACTGCCTCGCAAACAAACAGAAGTGGTTTGAACGCCGAAGTTATCACAATGGAAGCAATCTCGGAAGCGTTTAATAAATGTTTCGTGGCTGATTTCATCTTTACCATTTCTAGAACGAAAGAAGACAAAATAGCAAACAAGGGTACACTCTTTGTAGCTAAGAACAGGAATGGTCCTGACGGGCTAGTGTTCCCCATTATGATGGATACTTCAAATGTGAAGATAAAAGTCTTGCCTATGGGCATTGCTGGCAACACAGTTGCCCCATCCGTAAGAACACAGAGTGAATCGTTGAGAGAGAAATATAAAAAACTAAAATAAGAGGTAAACGAATGACAGACAAAGATAAGGTGGCACGAGATATTCTGTCGGACATCACCGTCCATATGAAGTACGCCAGATACATGCCAGAAAAAGAAAGAAGAGAGACGTGGACAGAAATCGTTAATAGAAACAAAGCAATGCATATTAAGAGCTACCCAGATCTTAGAGAAGAGATTGAGTCTGCCTACAAGATGGTATATGATAAAAAAGTTTTGCCATCAATGCGCTCAATGCAGTTTGGGGGAAAGCCCATTGAGGTTGCACCCAACCGCATATATAACTGTGCCTTTGCCCCGATTGATGATCACAGGGTGTTTAGCGAGATTATGTTCTTGCTGCTCGGAGGAACCGGAGTTGGGTATAGTGTACAAAAGCACCATGTAGAAAAGCTACCAGAGATTCAAAAGCCAGCATCCAAAAGGACCCGCCGCTTTTTAGTAAATGATTCCATAGAGGGTTGGGCTGATGCGGTGAAGGCTCTTGTGCAATCCTATTTTAAGGGCGGCTCAAAGTTGAGATTTGATTACTCTGACATTAGACCCAAGGGCGCTCGCCTTGTTACATCTGGCGGTAAAGCACCGGGTCCTCAACCTCTCAAGGAGTGTTTGGTTAAGCTACAAGGTATGTTCGAGGCAAAAGAAAACGGAGACAAGCTATCCACTATTGAAGCACACGATATGATCTGTCATATTGCTGACGCAGTGCTGGCTGGTGGTATTCGTCGTGCTGCTTTGATCTCGCTATTCTCTGCTGACGACAACGAAATGATTGCCGCCAAGACAGGCAATTGGTGGGAGACAGCCCCACAGAGAGGCAGAGCTAACAATTCTGTTGTGCTCCTCCGACACCGCATCACGAAAGAATACTTCCAAGATCTTTGGGAGAGGGTAAAGGAGTCAGGCAGTGGAGAGCCCGGATTTTATTTTTCAAACGATAAAGACTGGGGAACTAATCCTTGCTGCGAGATTGCCCTCCGCCCCTATCAGTTTTGTAATCTAACGGAAGTCAATGTAAGCGATGTGGATAGTCAAGGCGAGTTGAATAGCCGGGTAAAAGCTGCTGCACTTATCGGGACACTTCAAGCTGGCTATACCGACTTCCATTATCTTCGTGATGTGTGGAGGAGGACTACTGAAAAGGAGGCGCTGATCGGTGTAAGTATGACTGGCATTGCATCTGGCAAGGTATTAGGTTTGGATACGACAGAGGCAGCCAAGGTTGTTAAGTTGGAAAATCAAAGAGTAGCGAAGCTCCTAGACATAAACACAGCAGCTAGAACAACAACAGTAAAGCCAGCAGGGACAACTTCTCTGGCTCTTGGAACCTCTAGCGGTATCCATGCTTGGCATAATGATTATTACATCCGTCGTCTCCGTGTAGGCAAGAACGAAGCAATTTACACTTATCTGTCCATCTATCATCCAGATATGGTTGAGGATGAATACTTCAGACCACACGACACAGCCGTCATTTCTATTCCACAAAAGGCACCTGAAGGAGCCATTATGAGAACAGAAAGCGCCTTGCAGTTGCTCAGAAGAGTAGCCAAGATTAGCAACGATTGGGTTAATCCCGGCACTCGAAGTGGACAGAACACCCACAATGTGTCTGCCACTATCTCGATCAAGGAAGCAGAATGGGCTGATGTTGGCGAATGGATGTGGGAGAACAGGAAAGTTTACAACGGTCTATCAGTATTACCATACGACGGCGGGACCTATAAGCAAGCGCCATTTGAAGATTGCTCTAAGGAAACCTATGAAGCTATGCTGGCGACCCTAGAGGAAGTAGACCTCACAAAAGTTATAGAGGTAGACGACAACACAGACCTATCAGGTGAACTTGCTTGTGCTGGTGGCGCATGTGAAATAACTTAAAAAAGTGCTTGACATTTTCATAGAAATGTATATTATGTATATGTAACTTAGACAACCGGAGGAAAGAATGTCTGACGACAAAACTAAACAAGAGTATATTGGAAACTTTATTCGTGCTCTCGCAGAGGTAGAGGCAGAGATGCTGCCTTACCAAGAGCACCGTAAAGATCTCAAGAAGAGCTATGTTCAGAATGGCTGGCTTAGTAAAGACGAGATGTCATCTGCCATACGTGCCTATCGTATGTTAAAGAACGATGAGGATATTGAGCAACTTCTTGATATGTACGAGAAAGTAGCTAAGGTTCCATACTAGGGGGCAAGATGAGATTTAATCCACAGAACAGATACCTGCTAGTTAAAACCCAAAAGCAAGAGGACGCCGAGAATACCGGCGTTCTTTTGCCCGAGGGCTATGTGATTCCCAAAGACAAGTATGTTGTGGCAACAGTTTTGGCTTCCGCAGCAGATTGTAAGCGAGATAGCATTTACAACAAACTTCTTTATCAGCAAGGAACAAAAGTCGTTATTGACGCATCTATGGTTGAAAGCGTAAGCGTAGCGGGGGATGAGCACGAAATCGTTCTTGAAAACTATGTTGTAGGAATGTTTGTAGAGGAAGAATAAATAATGTCTTTTTCTATACTTAAGGACTATTTACAAACGAAGTCACACAAGTGACAGAAAGGCACTCCCCGTGCCTTATTTTTTTGTAAAGAGGTGAATTTTAATGAAAGCTGCTATTATTGTTATTGCTGGTATTATGGCAACGGCGGGTCCCGTGTTTGCAGAACAACCAAAGAATGTTGAGCATATCACATACAAGATTAAGATTGATAAGGACGAAGACTTTGAGCAACTTCTTGAAGAGAACGAAGAACTTTTTAAGCAGTTGAATAATCAAAACCTGTTTACTAACTGGACTAAAAAAGAATCCGACATCCCAAAAGATGCTTCTGAATCCTTTAAAAAGCCCTCGTTTGATGATAATGTAGAAGAGAACAAAGAAGAAACTGACTACATTAAATGCGGAAAAATCACCACTACAAAGTAAATAAACTTGTAATAGGCACTGACCTTTCTGCCTTAATCTACGCTTACCTAAACAACCACACATTCATTTTTAAGGAAGTTATTGAGCCAACACCATTTGAGTTTCTGCCTCTTGACTTCCCACTACATTTATTCAACCACGAGAAAATAGAGATAAACATGACCAGCCTAGACGGAACCGCCAAGTTTGGAACACCCAAGCTAGAACTGTGGAACCGACCTC